GACGTATTCCCGTACCTCGTGGGATTCTCACTATGGCGGTAGCCATAGTATGAAACTCACAGGGACTGGGGAAAGAATAGTAAGGAATCCTGCATCTGTGTCTCTGCTTCCGCAGTTAGATTTGAACGTAGGTTTTGATCTTTATAAGTTTCAAGACCTCGTTTCATTAGTCGCCCGTCATTTACGATAGGCTTATCTAACACAACAGGAGAGAAATTATGGCTGCACAAATTACAGCCCTCACAGAATTTTCCGATAACGGAAATTCACGCGTTTATACTTTAACCAATCACACGGTTTCACAACCGCAATTGGTTTTGCAAAAGCGTAAAGTACCATCTGGTAATAAGGTTGTAGTTCAGGACGAGATCGTTGTGTCCATTGCTACCGCCGATGTTAACGGCGTTGTACTTCCCCAGCGTATTGCTTTCACTGTCACCGTCACGCGTCCTCTCGGACACGATGCTGGCGATGTTGAAAGCGCCCTTGCTGTCTTCCGCGATATTATCGCGGGCGACGAGTTCGGAAATACGGTGTTAACCCAAGAATATCTCGTTTAAGTGGAGATATTAATTGTACTGGTCACGATTGCGATCACCCATGTTTTTTATTAAACTGGTTTTCGTATTCGGACTATGTACAGCCTTGTGGTTATTAATAATATTAGTGCTCAGTTTTAAGATGGACCTCTGCTAAGAGGTCCTTCATGAGTACTAGCTTATAAAGGAGAAGTTATGAACCTTATTGACTTAACGTACGACATTAGTCGATGTTATATCAGAGACCAGATGGGTCTCGTGGACAACGAACTGATCGAGCTTGCCCTTGGTGGGGTACGCTCGAGAAATGTTGTCTTACTTAGCACCCTTAGTGAAGTTTATCCTCGCGCATACCAAAGCGAGGCCAACTGTCGTTTCTGTCGTCAAGTGTCGGCATTCTTTTCGAAGAATGCCGCGCTTGCCGACCCTCTTATTACTTACTTGTCTGCGAGGTCTTCTTTCGAGAAGGCCGAACTGAAATGTAAGATTACTAATAAGAGGCTGGACTATTACGAGGCGCAACATCCTGAGAGAAAATCTCAGGATCTAACGCACGTAACGACCAGAGCCCAAAAGATCATTGCTGATCTATTGGGGGACGTTGGAGACTTTTACTCGGAGATTCCGAGACTAGTCAATGTTACTTCCGGTGCAACAGCATCCTGCGGACGACGCGACTCATTACCCTTCATGAAAATGAAGATTCGTAATGTAGCCGCCTCACCCGCATGTCAGCCCTTATATGCAGCCTTGGCAAACCATTTTGGTTTTCCTCGGGTCACATTTAAAGATTGCCATGCAAACAGGATCGAGACTGTACCAAAGAGCTGGAAGACTGACAGAACTATCGCGTGCGAGCCTGAGGGGAATTTACCCTTTCAGCTCGCGTTTGATAGCTATGTCAAAGGTCGGCTCCGCAAACGCGGCATCGACCTGTCAGACCAGTCAAAAAATCAGGACCTCGCCCGCTCGGGATCTATCAGTGGACTCTTGTCCACATTAGATCTTAAGCAGGCGTCTGATACCATTTCGCTCAATGCTGTACATGCGCTCATACCCAGATCCTGGGTAGAGTTCTTGTTAGCAACGAGATCCCATAGTGGGATTGGTTTTCAGACAGAGTATACGTACGAGAAGTTTTCCTCTATGGGAAACGGCTGTACGTTCGCTCTTGAGACTCTGATATTTTGGGCTATTGCGAAAGCCGTTTCAGTCAGCACAGATATAATCTCGGTTTATGGGGACGATGTAATCCTCCCTGTAAGCCGAGTCCGTGCTTTCCGAAGAGCTATCGCTTACTTTGGCTTCGACATCAATGAGAAAAAATCTTTTTCCTCGGGCCCCTTTAGGGAGTCCTGTGGAGTTGATTCTTATCTCGGTGTCGACGTCACTCCGTTCTATCTAAGGTTCAAAAGTTTCGGGAAACCCGAACTTTGTCACCTAGTAAACGGACTGGCGTTCCTCATTCGTCCTGAAGGTAAACTAGAGACTTTATTGCTTGGTATTGTGTCAAGCGAAAAGCTTTCTCTAGTCCCCTTTAGTGAGAATAGTATGATAGGTGTCTGGATAGACATCTACCATGCACGGAAAGTTAAAGTAATTACTACCAAGTATTGTATTGATAAAGTGAAATGTTATATATCTAAAGACAAATCACGGACC